GCGGAAAATTGGCGTATCGGCAAGCATCAACGGCCCGGTAAGCACCCTGCGTTCCCCTGTTTCGGCAAACCTCTGCCGGGTCTTGGCAAAGGCTTGGAAAGGTTTCTCGATGGCAGGCATATCAACCAAGGCCACAAACTGCACTCCCTCGTCCACTTCGTCCACGGTCATTCGGTAAACAGGTAACTCCATAAGGGTAGATGTAGCGACTACCCTAATGTTGCAAATTCGGATAACCGCCGCACCCTGCTGCTGGTTTGCTGGATGTCACGCTCCACGACATAGGCTCGCATGGGTTGGTTCTGCTGGCCTTGGCCTCCACCAAATCCCGAAAGGTCGGTGACGTTGGGATTGCTGAACACGGGGGGTGCAGGCGTTTGGCCTCCTCCACTTGGCACAATGTTGCCGCTTGGCCCTGTGCCACCTCCACCGCCGCCAGCTGCCTTAAACTGAGTGGCTGCAATCTTGCGTACTTGCGTCAAACCCGATGCAATTATTCCAGCAACCGCAAAGGCTTTGGCTATCGTTGGAAGGGACTTGTCTTGCAATACTTGGGACGCACCGAGGTAAGTGTTGACCGTTGCATCTGCAATGCCTGCTGCCTTGTTCAAATTAAATGCCCTACGAGCATCTGCCTCACTCTCGCCTTGCGTTGCCGCAATAAATCCAAGGACACCTGTGAACGCTTCGCTTGCAAACTTAATGGTTGTGTCACGTTCCTCTTGTTTTAATTTTTTTATTTCTTCGGCTGTTACTTGCTTTTGATTAAGTATTGCAGCGTCAAAGCGTTTGTTGATTTCCGCTTCCTTTGCCCGAAACTCTTCCGTATCACCAAGTGCCAGTTTTGCGGCAGCTATTCTTTGAACCCTTTCTTGTCTAAGTAGTTCTTCCTTATTAATTCCATCACTTATAAGAATTTGTAAATCGGTTGACCTAAATTCATTATTTATCTGCTTAACAACATCGTTGTTCTTTTTTGCGTCTTCAATCAACTGCAATTCCAAATTGGCAAGAAGCTGTTGCTTACGCATCGCCTCATCTATTTCAAGTTGGTCAAGTTCCTGTTTGCTTTGCGCTAATAATACTTTTTGCTCGTATAGCTTTTCGTTCTCATCATAAATCTTCTTGGCTATTCTAATTTGCTCTGCTTCGTTTTCCTTGCCCTTGACAATCTGCGCTTGCAGCAATTCAAGTTCAAGTTCCGATGAGGTTATCGCTTTTTCTTGAGTCGATATTTGAGCCTCCTTTGCTCTTTGCTGTCTTTGTAGAATAATGACATCCGCTTCATTGAGTTTGTTGGCTTTTTCTTGGCCCTTTACTTCTTCTGCTTGTAATGTAATTAACTCAATGCGCTTGGCTTCAATTTCCTCCATCATATCTCCTCTTGCCTCCATCAACGCAATCTCTCGTTCAAGGGCAGCGATTTGAGCAGTATTATTAGGAGGCAGTCCAAGTATTTCCCTGATTTTCTCCCAGTTCTCATAAAGCAAACCAGCGGCAACGGCAACCAATCCAATCCCCGTTGCAGCAAGTGCCGTCTTAAACGTCTTTAGGGATATGGTTGTGCCTTTGACCGTCTTATCGTACAACGCCAATGCAATGCGATTTGCTGTTGTCGATAGTGCGCTGGTCTTGTTGGTCAATGCAACGAGAGCGGTGACGCTTTGCAGTATAGCCATTGCCGCCTGCACTCGCATGATGTTCTTTTGCAACTCTTCGTTCTCTTCGCCGTATAAAGCCGTAACCGATGTTGCGATGGTAAATCCAGCGGTCACCGCAGTAACTGCCTCACCAAATAACTGCATTCCTTGCGCTCCTGACTTTGCAACCGAATCAACCGACATCTCAACGCCCTCAATGGTTCGCTTAAATTCACCTGCTTCTTGTTGCAGGCGAATAAATTCCTCGGTGTTTTGTTCACCCGCAGCAGCAAGTTCCAGCATCCGCTGCTTGGCGGCATTAAGTTTGTCTTCTAACGATTGAAGTGCTGGCCCTGTCGCATCGTTTGCGCTTACTTTGAGGACTATCTCTTTGGTTACGTCTGCCATTAGGATGGGGATGAGGGGTTTGTGCCTTCCACATAATTCGGGTCAGCAGGGTCGTTATTGATTGGCCCGTTGTACATGAATGAGGGGTCATTAAAAATTGGCACGTTAGTAACAGGCACGAACTCAGCAAGGTTGAGGATGCGGCGTAGGGTAACCCGGCAGGGCTTCATCTGCCCGACGAGGTAGTCACGAATCTCAAGCAATCGCCAACGGATGCCGCCGTAGTATATCGGCTTGCGAAAGTCAAGTTGGTAGATGTCAACGGGCGAGAGCATCATTGTGAGTTCCAACTGCAAGGCTTCCTTGCTCACCGTTTCGTTCACGTAATTTTTCCAGTACTTGTTAAACAGGTTGTTGTTGGTGTAGTTGATAGTATTGCCGCTTGCGTTCACGGCGTTGTAGTACACCAAGCGAGGTATCTCAAAGGCAAGGTCGAAGGTCGGGGCATAAGGGTTGTCGATGTGAGATACGAAGGGCATCTTAAGAATGCCCTCCGAAAGAGCCACGTTGCCGCTCACAGTAGAACTCACTCCGTACTGGTACGCCCACTCGGTTTGCCCCTCGACCAAATTGTACTGCGCCAAGCGATAGCCTGTCTGCAAGGACTTGACCGTGCCGCTGGCAAGAGTGCCGTCAATATCCCAAGTCCTGCCGACGATTTTGTCGGTGCTAAACGATGCAGGGATAAGAGTACCGCAAGACGTTTCCACAACCTTGTCACCCTTGCCGTAAAAATTCTGCGTTGGGAATAGCTTACCACCGTAGCCTTCCCTCGCAAGAGGAAAGGACTGCTTGTACGTTTTGGAAAGGTAATCTCCCATGTCCTTGTACTTGTATATGAGATTGGTGCTTGCGTTGGGGTCGCCGTTGGTTAGAATCTGCTCTACGTTTTCATCCGCTTTCTGCGACCAATCCACAACGCCCGAAGCGTAGAAGTCAACCCAAGGTTCTATGTATAGCAACTTCGGGTCTTGAGCATCAGCCATGATGTGCAGGTTAAACATCTTCTGCAGGTCTTGCAGAAGGTCGCTTTGCTTTACGTCCGCAGGGATAGCGGTGCGCATATCCAGCACCCCGATGCTTGTCGGATTTTCAAGGCACGTCCATTGCACAGTTGCACCTGATACGATTGTAAAGTTTTGTGTAAAACCACCTATTCCATCCCATTCAACTAAAAATTGTATGTCGGCATTAAAAAATGCAGGTATTGTAACATTCGTGAAATCAACAACTGAAACCACATTTTTTTTCAAAAAAAGATTTGCAACAGTAGCAAAGTTTCCGCCTCCCACAGGATTGCGAATTGCCATTCTGCAAAGATTGTTGTTTGTAGATGCGACTGACCCGCTTAATGTGAATGAAACACGAACATTCCATCGGGTGTCAACTGATGGCGCAACAAAGGTGCTGGACGATGCTACCCAATAATTGGGATTATCATAATAGGGCGCAGGAGTGTCTTTTGAAAAGGAAATCTTTTGCTCTACCAGTTCTGAAAAATTTGCGGTATTCCCTGTACTTTGCGCAAAGATGTTGCTTCCCGACAAGTTCACAGGCATAGTTCCCGCCGCATAGGGCAGCACTAACTTGCCGAAGGTTTCGGAGTTAAAGAAGTTGCTGGAGTACCTGTACCCTGCTTGCGTGAATATCAGGTTAATCATCTTCTTGACGTAGATGGAAGGCCCAAGCCTCCACCATGGTGCCTGAAACCAACCTCCGCCTTGATTGAGAATGTCCGTGAACCCTGCCGCATCAATCACCCCATAGACGTACCCACTTGAATACGCACCGCTTGCCGTCCAAGTTCCGCTGACGTGGCCACTTGTTGGGATGTGGTTCATTCCGGTAACGCCTACGGTATTGACAAGGAGGTTGCCCTCGATGGCTTGGTACAATCCAACGTCATCGGTGAACAGGCCAACCTCGTAGGTGACCTTGCCCCTCGTTTTGGCCATAGACAGGAGTTGCAGCACTCCGCTAAAAACCTGCACCCCCTCATCCCACATCGCTGCCCTTATTTTCTTATTGGGCGTAAAGCCACCCACGAAGGATTGAATGTTGTAGGCAAATCCGAAACATTGCTCGTTGGTCGGGGTGTTCGGCAGGGTAATGGTCTTGCTGAACGACCCCCTGCGCTTGGTCACGTCCTCGATATCGCTAATGCTGTAAGTAATGGCAACGTCCGTGCCGCCCATCGTGTCAAGCACATAGGGAACCTCGGTGTTGCTGTCGTTCAGCGGGTAAGCAATCAGGGTGACGCTCATAGGATATTGTTCTTGTAAGCGACTGCCACTTCCAACTGCAACTGCTGAAGCTGGTCATTCCTACGGGTTACAAATTGATACTGGTTGGCGTTGACAACGGCTTCCACAAGCGTGCCATCCAATTCAAGCCACACCTGACTGCTGCGCAATAATTCAATCAACCAACTGCTCTCTGCATCGGTTAAATAGTCGGAGTTGAGGGCATAGACGTAATCGAATGACCCTGCCCAAACTTTGTCATGGGTTAAGGTAGCAAAGACGTCCGTGTTGTAGCCGTAAGTATCCCGCTGCACGTTGGCTCGCTTGCGGTTTTTCAGGGTAAAGGTGTAGGAATCAATGCCGCCAAATTTGTTGACAAAGTGAACGGGCTGGGAGTTAAATCGCTCGCATGGGCCGATGGTGTAGGTGAAGAGAACCGTTGCTTGCTCTCCATCTAAAAATTGAATGGTATAGTATGAGTTTTCTGCTGTCGGAAATAGATAAGACCCGACCTGACTATCCGAGCATTGCCCTGACGTTAGTGCCTTAATGTTCATTGGCCCAGCACCAAAACGAAAAATGGTTGACCCCGATACCGACCCGATGCTGACTTCGTAAGTCCGTGTATTTGCTCCCCCCGCCGTGTAGTAGTTGACCAATGCATTAATGTCTTGCGGGTTAGTGAATCCTGACCCAATGCCCTGTGCTAACCATCCATAGGAATCCGCATAGACCGTCCTACCGACATTAGTTGCAAGGCTTTGGCTTATGCCATCATTAAATCCTCCGCCACTTGGAAAATACACACCTCCACTCCAATCAGCTAATTCCAACTGCTCCAAGTTGCCCGCAAAGGCAATATTCCCACTTACAGTTGTAAAGTTCCCACTAACTACAGGAGTGCTGCCGAACTCTTGCGTAAAGTCCAACCTATACCCCGAATAGAAACCAGCATGGTCTGCAAAGCCTGCTTGCGTCAGCGTTGGAACGGTTGGTGCAATTAGCGTTTCCACAACCCTGCTTACGTCAAAGAAACCAAAGTTGGTGGTCGGTAGTTTGTCGCATTTAAGTCGTGCCAGCGTGGTCGTGCCTGCTGCGTTCTTGACATCGCAGATGTACCTGAAATTAGGTTCAGCAATCAGCGAGCCGCTGACCTTAAAGAGCATTTTGTTGTACACAGGGGTTGCCGCTTGGGGCGAGCCTGATAGGACGGTTATTGCCATGGGTTATCGTGAGGTTGCTACGCTGATGGTTTTGCCGAGGACTTCGGCAATGTTTTCGGTAAGGACTGCGACCATGTCTTCGGTCACAGCGTTGGACATGAAGTTGGTGGCTCGCAAGCCTTCCCGCCAAATCTTGTTGGAGATGTTAATGGCCAAGGCACGGTTTCCCGCAATCTTGTCACGTCCTTGCACGGGAATACTCTTAAACGCAATCCATTCTTGGATTTTCCTAACAGGCGGGCGATGTTTCCAAATTGGTTTTTTATCCCGGTAACTGAATGGACTATTTGGCGCACGGCCACTGCTTTTGGCTCCCTTTACACCAAGGTCAACAAACTTCCAATAATCGTTAGCCACGATAGCAACCACGAAGGAGGTGTCCGTCAATGCTATTGGCTCAAACTTGATGCTTGCCGCTAAAGAATTGCTGGCAATCGCTTTTGACTTTGCAAGGTTCTGCTTGGCCATAACGATAACGCCCTGCAACCACTTTTTTACCAAGGCATAAGACTTGTTGTCAATCGCTCCTTCCTCAAGCGTTACTCCAAAGTCAGCAAGAGCAGCCCTCTGCACATCGGTCAGCTTTTTGCCTGACCCGCCAACAAATACGTCAAACTCCATGTCGGTAAATGTCCTGCCACGCAAATAGTGTCCTACCTCCGCCGCATACGCTCTGCCTCCTGCCGTTCTGCCTCCAAAATGTCATGAATGAGCATTGCATAATTCAGGAACTCCACCGCTTTCATGGCAAAGATGGCATCAAACTTTAGAACATCCTTGTTGGCCATCCTCCACACCACCATGAGCCAACCGTAGCCAGCAAGGGGATTGGTCACAGGCTCTGCGCCATCTTCGTCAGGTGCTTGGAATAATCGCTCAAAATTTGCAAGTAACTCTCGGAACTTAGCAAAAAAAAACTAACGACCCCCCAAACATCGCCAACCTTGGCGTGGGTCTTCAGCAGTTCGGCTCGCTCCGCATGGGCAGAGCCATCGTACTTTTTGGGGAACCACCCAAACCACCCCGCCTCCCGGCACAGGGTCGCCATGATGCGGTGAAGGTTCTGCACCAGTTGCCGTTCATCGGTTGTGTTCATGTCCATCAGGTCAATCAACTGCCCTGCCGTAAGTTCGTCCGTGAACACCGTGGGAATCCACCACTTGCCCCCTGCCTTGAACTTGCGCTTGTAGGCAAGGGCTGGCAATTCGTTCCATTCCTTGACGATGGCCTTGTAACGCTTTGTAAGGCTCTTGGCGGGCATATCCCTGACGATGGCAACCTCTACACCTTCCACAATCGCAACCACGCCAACACGCTTGTCAGCATCGTTTAGGGCAGGCGAAAACTCCAAGGCGGCTATCCGTTGGAATTGGTCGATAGTAAGGTCTTGCAGTTTCATAGTTTGGTTTTGCAAAAATTAAGAGCCGATTCAATGACTTGGTGCATGTCATAGTATTTATATTCCGCAAGCCTGCCTCCAAAGTAAACATTGGGCAAGGAGTCGGCCAAAGCCTTGTATGCTCGATAAATTGCGTTGTTTCGCTCATCGTTGACGGGATAGTAGGGGTCGGTCTGCTCTGCAATGTAAGGCGTGGGAAACTCCGTGCTAACCCAAGAGCCTTCCGTCTGCACGCCTTCAAAATGCTTGTGTTCAATAGTTCGGGTGTAAGGAATTGACTTGTCGCAGTAATTCATTACTGGACAACCCTGTACGTTCTCGCTTGGGTAATAGCGATGTTTGTGGATGACGGTCTTGTATTCCAGTGGGCCGTGCTTGTAGCGGAAAAACTTATCTATCGGCCCAGTATAGATTAGGGTTTTGTATTCGGGCAAAGCGGCTGTAAAGAAATCGGTTTCAAGCATTACAGGAATGCCGTCCAATAGTTTCTCAAAAATCTGCGTATAACCTCCAACGGGAATGCCTTGGAAGGTGTCGTTGAAATAGTTGGTATCGTAGGTAAAGCGAACAGGCAGACGCTGGACAATGCTTGCTGGCAGCGTGCTTGCCTCCCTCATCCACTGCTTTTCGGTGTAGTCCTTTATCAGCAATTCGTACACCTTGCCACCGACCTTCTTGATTGCAGCGGTTTCCAAGTTTTCCTCGCCTGTGATGAATTGAGAGTTTTTGGCGATGTGATACTTTGCTTCCTTCGGCGTTCGTGCGTTGTATGCTTTCTCAAACGTGAACATCGAGAACGGCAAAGAATAGACCTCGCCTTGTGCCGTGGCCATGACCTGCAAGCGGAACGGTTTAAATTCTGCGTACTGATTTATCCAAGCCCAAACGGTTGGGTTGTTAGTGTGAAAGATGTGCGGGCCGTAAGTGTGGATATTGATGCCATCCCTTTGCTCGGTGTAGCAATTCCCTCCGATGTGGTTGCGTTTCTCCACCACCACCACCGACTTGCCTTGGTCGTGCAGGTGCTTGGCGCAAATAGCACCGAAGAATCCTGAACCGACAATCATAAAGTCAAACATTAGTCGCCAAAGATTGTCGGCCAAAGCCGTTCAAATGCGTGTCCATACCCACGGCATCCAGTGTCGGGTTCGCCATTGGTGAAAAACTGAATGGCTTTTTTGTAAAATGAAAGCGGATGCTGGTGGATTGCTTTCTTGCTTACTGCAAAGATTGCGCCTGCACCAAAGTAGATGTTGCGGTTGAAGTCCTCGCCAAGCAAAGCGTGGACAACCTCAGGAACAAGATTGGGCCAGCAATGGTATGGCCATGCGTTGCATTTTAGCCCTTGAATTTGCAGCACCCAGTTAGACAGGTTTCGAAATGGCTCATCCAAACCTTCGTCAATAATTAGATTGACCTTATCGACAAAATCGGCACAATGCGGAAACGGGTCTGCTTGTGCAAACACGGTCACATCGGCAAGGTCAGCGTAATTGCTGATAATGTGGTGCAAGTAGGTATGCGATTCTCTGCCGATGTTGGGCAAATGCTCGCAAGGTCTGCCGCAATCTTCGCCCTTGTTGTAGATTTTGACTTGGCATTGCAAGCCGTCAAGCCAATCAAGGTCTTCGTTGTATCGGGCGACAACAAGTTCCATGGCTAAAACGTAACGACAAATTTATCAGGCGCAGGCCATCCCTTGCAGGCATTGTAAACGGTCATCCCTTCGGCCTTGCCAATCCAATGCTCTGCCTGCCATCGGTGTTCACGAATCGGCTCGCCAAGTTTGCGGATGTGGCTCGATTTGGCCCACCAAAACGTGCCAGCAAAGTAAGGGTAGCCATCGGGGTTGTTGTGGTCTGCAATTTGCGGGAACTCCTCCTTGGTCAGCCAATACGCTCCCACAGCATCCACGTTCTCCAGTTCTGCGATGGCTCGCTCCCATGCCACCACGTTAAAGAATATCATCGACCTGCACCAAAGTTGGTTTATTAGGGATGGGTCGGAACTGCCCTTGGTGTGAGCGTAGAGGTAGGCCGCATCCTCGTCTTGGCTTGCCCGGTACATCTCGGTGAGGGTGGCCTGCTCGTAGGCATTGGTGCGAGTCACCACCACCTTGACCTTGGGGGCGATGAGCGACCCTTCCAAGATTTCCTTCACGGCTTTGCGCTGGTCAGGCGGACCAACGATGCCGACCCGAATCTCATCCAGTTGCTCTATCAACCCGTAGTTGCAGAGTGCCATCATGTGCTGGTTGAGGATGAGTTGCCATTGCCCTCCCCCTCCGCAGTATATGTGATAGTAGTGGACGAGTTTCATGAGGGCAAAGTTACACAACCAAATACTTCCCCGAATTGCTTACGGCCAATTTGTTGAGGGCCACATATCGCAGGGCATCGCAGGCGTGGTTAAACGAATCGATAGGCACGCCCGTGTCCTTGCCATCCTTGTCGGTGGCCCATGTGTAGGAGCGTAATTCTTTGATAAGGTTTGTACTGTCCTTGGTGACGTGGAGGTTGAAACGCTTTACCACGTCAATACCCTGCCTGATTGAATCAGGGCCTTTGCTCGCTGGCTTGATGTTAAAGCCAAGCCGGTATATCTCCTCGATGCTCTTGGGTTCTGCACTATCGGCCACAATCTCCCAAGCACGGGTAATGCCGAACTCTTTGAGTTTGCCTGCGATGTCGGAGTTGGTCAGGCCCCTGTTGTACAGGAGTTCATGGACATACAGGTCATCGCCCCTGCGGTACACGGCGACCAATGCCGTAGGGTCGCTGCTAAAGCCCCAGTCAAGGCCGTAGGCGACAAATTTCATCGTGGATGGGTCTATGCCATCAACCACCGAGAAGTCGCCGTATATGGCACCCTGTAGCGTTCCCACTTGACCGAGGCCGTACACCTTCCACCAGTTGGCCCAATAAGCGGAATGCTCTGCCTTGGCTTGGTTGCGTTCAATGTCAATGCGAATCGTATCGGGCAGGGCTTCGTTGTCCTGATAAGTGAGGATGAGGAACTCCGCATCGGTTTCGGGTAGGACTTCGGTGTGCGCCCAAAATTCGTGGGTCGGGTTAAAGTCGATGTATATCTCCTGCGATGTGCGGATTGCAAGCTGGTAGTAGGAATCGAAGTCGATGTTGTTGGCCTCATTGATGTACAGGATTTGCCGCCTTGCCCCACGCAGGCGAGCCTCGGAATCAGCAGAGAAAAACTCGATGGTGCTGCCGTTGGCGAAGTTGTACTGCAGGAGCGTTTTGTTCCAACGGTCAGGAACCCAACGGCCCGTCCATTGCATAATCTTGGCGAAGTCCTTAATCGCTCCCCTGCGAAGGTGAGGCACGGATTCGCTCACCACCGAAATCTCGGACTTGCCATGCTTGGCGGCGTGGTCGATAAGAATTGCAAGGATGCCAAAGGTCTTTGACGCAGACGTGCCGCCTTGGATGACCTTTTTCCGGGCAGACATCGCCCGAATTTTCTTGATGGCTGTGGTGTACTTAAACTCCATCCCCGAACAGGGGTTGCTCAATGTGGATGCTGGTTTCCTGCTTCTCGACCAATCCGTTCAACCGTTGCGTGATTGATGGGTTGTAGATGCCCGCCATGCCGCCTTTGATTTGGTCGGCTCGTATCGATTCCTTTATGCGTGAGCAGACGGTGGTAAATTCTTGATATGTTCCCGTCCGATTAAGAAAATACTCCTTGCCTCCATCAGCAATTCCCTTATCCCAAAGGTGTAGGCGAAACCCCTCCATGGTCAAAGGTGCTTCTTTTTCCCGATAGACCTGCACGGCTTTTGGCCCAATCCAATCCTTGACAAGAATGGGATGCTCCTTGGTTTTATCGGAGTATTCCATAAACTCATCCCAAAGGTCTTCGGGTGTCTTGAATGTTCTCGGCCTACCTGCTGGCATTAGTATTCAATTTTGTCAATCAGTTGGTCAATCTTGTCCACAATCTTCATTTTGACCGCATACCCGTTGGGAGCATTGGATTCATCGACCGCATCAATGCAGTCGCAGAGTGTGGAAATCACCATCATAAGCGAATCCATGCGGGCTTGCTTTTGGGCTTCGGAGTCAGCCTTCGTTGAGTTCGCCAAGTTCTCGTAGTTTGTTCCTGCTCCAGCCAAGGGCTGCCTTGCCACCCCAAAGGAGGTAGCTGATGTAGCCGCAGTCGGAAGTTGAGTCAGCGTTGTCGTAGTACGTCTCAGCTCGGCTGAGATAGGAATACATCCTCTTGATGGTTTGCACCGATAACGCCCTGCCGTCACTAATATCGGCTGCACGGCGGCGGCCAATGGTTGTCGCACATTTGTTGCCATTACGCTCGTTGAGTTCAATGCCACGCTTGGCGTTGTTGCGTACCCCTTCGCCATAGTCGGCATAAGATTCAAACGCTTGACGCTTGTGGTTAGCATACAGGTTGCTGCACACTGCCAACCGTTGCTGGGCATCGGGAAACTCTGCCATGGTATTTGCGTTGGACATACAACGGCCAAGGAATTGGTCGCTGGTTTCATTGCTTTGCGGGGTTGGTAAGGGCATGGGTGACGGTGTCTTGATTGTCTTGGGCAAAGGTGTCTGCCTCTTGGTAAATGTAGGAGAGGGCAGATTTTACGCAATCGGCACACCACCAATTTGTATTGGGTCTGCCGTGGGCTACGAGTATGGTTTGCAGGTCGTGAACCGCTTCGGGGGATAGGCGCATATACAGGTGGGCTTGGTATTGCTCCCAATAATGGCGGTGCTTTTGAGCGGTGAGGTATTCTTCCTGCGTCATAGGAGGGTCAGTTGCTTGGGTTGCTTTGTGCGGGCTTGGATGCGTTTCTCGGAGATGGCAATATACTCGGCCTCTCGTTCTATTCCGATGTATTGGAAGCCTTCCAGCATTGCGGCACACCCTGTTGAGCCTGACCCGTTGAATGGGTCAAGGACGATGCCGTTGGGTGGGGTGACGAGGCGGCAGAGGTATCGCATCAGGTCGGTGGGCTTGACGGTGGGGTGGTGGTTGCGGCTTGGCGATGTTCGAAACCGCTCACTCACTGGGTCGAGGTCCGTCCTGTCGTTATTTGCGCCAGCAAGTTTGGCTGTTCGCTTTGCCTCCAACCCCTCGCATCCCGCATCCCTATCCGCTTTGCTCGCCTTGGCGCAGTAGAAGAAGCGAGCGGCCTCGTTCAACAACCCCACCACCTCATCGCTGCCATCGTGGATGAAGTTGGCGGGCCAGCGGCCAGTTGCTTTAAGTTCGGTCGTGTCCTCATGCCGTCCGCTTTGTCCATAGACCTTATTGCCACAAATCTGCGCTTTTTTAGGCTTTATCGGCTCGCTATGCCCGACCCTGCACCCATCCACGTTAATCGCTCCCGTGCCGTGTTGCAGAACGTTCTCG